ATATGATCACTTGGAAATGTTTATATAAATTAGACAAAGAAGAATTGGCAGGAATAGTAAATGATATCAAGAACGGTGAAAGTTATACTGTTTCTGGATGGGAAGATACATATCCAACAGATAATGATATTTTGAAATATGCTACCGGATGTGGTGTGAGGTGATTGTATGAAATGTGAATGGAGATATTTTATAGTTCTCAATAATGATAAAGAGGATATTGTAGAGGGTAGAGAAGTTCCTGGTGATGGTATTCCGGTGTGTAATGATTTTATGGTGGCAAAATATTTTCTTAGTACAGAAGAGTTAGTAGAATGGACAAAGGAAAATACGTCATTGGTTTTGGAAGATGGAGAATATCACATAGAAGGGCATTATTTACCTTGTAATGTATAGATTGGAGGACATAAGCATGGATAAAAAATTCAAACATGGCGATAGAGTTTATCACAGAAATTTAAAACAGTATGGTACTTTTGTTGATTATGCATGGGAAACTGAAGAAGAATGTGATGTTGAATTTGAAGCCGAAGATGGATATATAGAACAGAAACATGTCAGTGTGAATTGGTTGGAACCAGCACAGAAGACATATAATAAGAAAGTTATGGAAGCCCTTAGGCAGCGTAGAGGATTAAAACCTGGCGATGCGTCACAAGATAGTGATATTATGAGTATGGCGAAACAGGATGTGTTTAATGAATATTGTGAGTGGGAAGGATTGCTTGGTGGGTACGGATACTCATTGCTAAATGTTGTGGAAAATATTTATGATATAAATTTGCAACAGTAAATTTTTAGATTGGAGGATATCATGCTTGATGTTGGATTAGATAATGGTAAATATACTTCGTGTTTAAATTGTAACGAGAAGCAAGATGAATATAGAAAAATATATTCAATTACTATAGGAAATTTGAATCCATTAAAAATAAATTTATGTACCGAATGCATGGGCGTGTTGGTTTCTAAAATGACATATGCGTTTAATATGGAATTTCCAAATAATGATAAGACAGATTACGATACTGAATTGGAAATTGAAAGCAAATTAAGAATTTTACTTAATAAGAAAATTTCTGGAACTTGGAATGAAGATTGTCAAAAGGAATTAGATTCTCTTAACGAAGAAAAAATGTGCAATTCTCATAGATTGCTTTATAGAGATGTTTGTAATTGGTAAATGATAGTCTTGAAATCCGGTTTTCATGGCAAAAAATTGGAGGTAAACAGATGGAACCATACGCAATTATATATGAAACTAGAAACATAACACAATTAGAGATAGAAAGACATCTTGAAGATTATTTGATGGAATGTGAAAAGGATTGTGTGCCAGGAGATATAATTGATAATAAAATCATAATGGGATGTGGAAGGATAGAAGATGAAGGTTTTAAAAAAGGACATAAAGTTATTGCAATTCCATTGGATTTAATACAAGACATAGAAACGAGTAATCAGGATTTGGAGGAGTATGGATTTGAAGCAATTAATATTATTCCCTTTCGTGGCAAGAGATATAGAAATAGGAATCCATATTAATTAGGCAGGTGACGAATATGAAAATTATCCGCTATTCAGTAGTAGCATTTGAACCAAAGGAACAGACACATCATGCAAAACATATCCAGTATCATCTATATGATTTTGATATAGAAAAATTTCCAGAATTTGCGAGGTGGCAGATTCAGTGTATCCATGAGCAAAAGGTGGTTTTCTATAAAGAACACTTGGAAGATTTTAAACGTGGTATTTGGTGTTTTGTGGATGGACATAAGAGCAATCAATCATTGAATCATCTGAAGAAGAAAGTTCCATGTTGGGAAGCTGATGTTCCTGATGACATTGAGTGTTATGATTGCAATTGGGAGAAGTTGATAACTATTTCTGACTCTACTGTATTATGGGGAGGGTGCTATATTCCTGAGAGGGAAATGTGGAAAATCAGAAATGTTAGGAGAAGAAGGAAAACTGCATAATTATAATATTGGAGGTTAATAACATGAAAACAATTTGGTATGCTGTAGTTGATTCAATAGAAGTTCCAGATGATATGAGCGATCATGAAATCGATAATAAAATCAATAAAATAGCTGATGGTAAGGAAGTTATGTGGTCAGAAAAAGACGATCTTATTGATATTCGTCAATGGGATTAAAAATGCCAATAGAATGTTGCTTTCAATAGGAGGATAAAATGGATATAGATAATATTATGGACATTGAAGTTTTGCGAGAAGCTGCCAAATATGGTAGAGTAAAGATGAAAAAAGATTGTTATTCAACTGACGGGCATATATTTATATTTAAAAAAGATATGTGGTATCATGTGGATCAAGATGAATCTGGCGTTACAATCACATCAGATGATAATGAACATTACTGTGATTTATCTTATGAAAAATCTGATAGATATTTGTATAAAGATTAAATGAAATGCTGTTTCTAAGTGGAGGTTTTGAATGTTTAATAAAAATGGGAAAAGAGTAATTCAAGTTGCGATTAAACATATTATTGAATTGCCAGGAAATATTTCAGATGATGAAATTGAGAAGTTTTTAGAAGAAAAGTATAAGGGAAAAGAATATCAATGGTGTGACGGAGATCAAGATGTTTTTGGTGATTTTTAGCAATGAAAGGCTGGATTCAAGGGTATTTAGGAGGGATATTGTTGAAATCTGAAGGCGTAAAAGATGTATTCAAATGGTTAGATAAAAAATGCAAAGAACAAAAAAATGTTGTTGAAAAAGCTGAACAGAATTTTCAAGATACGAAACGAAGTTGTTATTTTGAAGATGAACAATGTTTGATAGATTCAGCGGAAATTGAATTGGAACGAGCGAAGGAAAGACTAAATGCGTATGTAGATATAAAGATTAGTGTAGAGAAATATATGCGAAAATTAAGACATCAAGGAGAGTAGAGCATTGAAATTCTAGTTTTGTGGTATAGGTAGGGATAATATTATGGAGAAGATAGCGAGGTTTAAGGATATTCCGCAGTTTACGACAAGTGGTAATTGGCAGTGCGATTTTGAACCTGTTGGTTTGATAAAATTTATAGATGAACAAGTATCCGAAGAAGGATTACAACTTAATCCTAAGTTTCAAAGAGGACACGTCTGGTCAAGTAAACAGCAAATAGCATACATTGAATATTTTTTGAAAGGTGGAAAATCTGGAACAGTAATTTATTTAAATAAACCTGATTGGAATATTAATATGCCAGTTGGCGAATATAATGAATTTGTATGTGTTGATGGTTTGCAACGTATTACAGCATTTCGGAGATTTATAAACAATGAAATTAAAATATTTGATTCGTATTTTAGAGAATATACTGATAAATTGCGAATGAAATTTACAATTAAGGTTAATATAAATGATTTGAAATCAGAAAAAGAAGTGTTACAATGGTATGTGGATATGAATGCTGGCGGAACACCACATACAAGTGGTGAGATTGAAAAAGTAAGAAAAATGATTCAAGAACTTGGATAATTAATGATATATGCGAGGTGCAGATATGAATAATCTTACGAATAAAGAGTTTTTATATTTCCTTTTAGAAAGATTCAAAATAGAAAGACAAAAATTCGATAGATCTGGTGTGTACGCATATACACAACGTTTACTTGCTTATAACTCAAATAAGATTGAGGGCAGTACACTTACTGAGGAACAAACGTCTTCGTTATTTGACAACGGCACTTTGCCAAAATCAGATGATTATTATAGGGCAAAAGATATAGAAGAAATGAATGGTCATTTTCTCATGTTCAATAAAATGTTGGATACACTGGATGAACCGTTATCACAGGAATTGATAAAACAATTTCATTATGAATTAAAGTCAGGTGTATTTGAGGATCGTGCTAACGGATATGCAATCGGTGATTATAAGCAGCGTCCTAATATGATTGGAATGTATCAAACTGTAAGACCAGAAGATATTGCCCAAGAAATGTATTTACTAATGGACTGGTATGATGGTCAGGCGATAAATATTTCTGTATTAGCCGAGTTCCATGCAAGATACGAGAGCATTCATCCTTTCCAAGACGGGAACGGTAGGACAGGAAGATTGATTCTCTTTAGGGAATGCTTGAAAAATGGTGTTGTGCCGGTTGTGATTGAAGATGCAAATAGAAATGAGTATCTGGAAGCGTTGAAAGAATATAGAGAAGAAAAAAGTCTGGATAAATTGATTACACTTTTTGAAAAAGAACAGCAGTTTTATTTTGAGAAGTGCAAATATTTTATGTAGGATTTGGATGTTGTTCAGCTTCAATGGGAGGTAAAATGATAAAGTATTCTGTTATTTTTAAAGATTATAAGATTGATAAAATTGAACCATATGAAATTCTTTTAAAACGATATTCATCATTAAAGGAATATGTGGAACATGAAGTTGGTGAAAATAGTTGGAATTATGTTTCCAAAATATATGCTATGCATGAAAGCATAGTTGGTATTTTTAAAACATATGAAGTGATAAATTGGGAAACTTTAGAGGAAGGTAATAGCTATGTTTATACTGATATGTATGGGAATTTGATTAAATAAAAGTGAAATTTTAAGTGTGGAGGAATTATATTTGCTTAGCGTTCAAAATATAGAAGAGATATTAGATTATTTAAAGAAAGAACAAAAGACACATCAAAATAATTATGACTTTGTACACGAAGATGCTTTATTACAGGGATATGAAATGGCGATAGAAGATCTTGAAAAATATTATGAGAAAATAAAGTAACTATTTAAAGGCAAAAGCGATACTGAACACTGTATCGCTTTTATCTTATTTTAGAAACCATAATTCTATTGTATATGATAAAAATATAACATAGAAAAAGCCTTATTTCTATGCAAAAAATATGGAAGACTTGGATAAAACTGTAAATTAGCTATCAAATCAAAAAAATAAAAAACATAGGAAAATAGGCATTTTTTTAACACATCATATACAATAGAATTATGGTTTTATTTACATAAGATTTATTGAATTGTTATTTTATAATTAGGATTAACGAAGCGCTAGTAAACGTTGCATTTTTGGATCATCGGAAATTAATATGTCTATAGGAGAACACTCTAGTTCCTTGCAAATTGCTTCGAGTATTTCAAATTTTATAGATGTTGATGTTCCTTTATATATATTGTCAATAGTCGGATATGTTACACCAATACGTTTTGCCAGTTCATATCGTGTCATTCCTTTTTCTTTTAATTTGTTTTGTATAGAAATTTTCATATTAACCAACCTTTCTTTATATATAGTATCATATATATAAAGAAATTAAAATATAAAAAATATTTGTAATAATAGTTGACAATATATATTGTTAAGTATATAATTGATAATATAAAAGTTGATTTACTACATAAAGATGAAAGGAGGATGCGAGATGGAAATAAAAAGATATGACATAGTACAAGCCGATTTGTTTGGAACAATTGGTTCTGAACAAGGTGGCATTAGACCTGTGCTTATTATTCAAAATGACATTGGCAATTTACATAGCCAAACAACTATTGTAATGCCATTTTCAACGAAAATTTTTAAGAATCCTAATCAGCCTACGCATACTCTGATAAAGAAAAGTGCTGATACTGGGTTGAAAATGGATTCTGTTTTACTTGGTGAACAAATGAGAGTAATAAGCAATCAGCGCATAAAAAGAAAAATTGGCGTTGTAACAGACGAGAAAGAGAGAAGAGAAATACGCAGGGTGTATGATGCCAATTTTGGAGAATAAATGGAGGTACGGTGTAATGCGGTATGTAGAAATGACATTAGAGGAAGCTGTTAGAGAGTGCAATAAGAATACAAAGGTTTTAGTTGCGTTGCAGAACTTGGAAGAAAAAGACGACATAGATGTTATATTTGTTCCCAAAAAGAAAGAGGAATACAGAAAGATGTTTGAAGATGTTAAAACAGCAGCTTCATTATGCAATGATTTTGTAAAACAATTAAATTTATTCACTGAAGCGCAAGATATATATAATATAAAACCACATGGATTCCAAAAAATAGTATTGTTACGAGAATAATCCACAATTGGAATAAAATGCAAACGTACGTTCTCTGAAAACTATTGACAAGGAACGTACGTTTGTTGTATAATTATCAACAGAAACACAAAGACCTATCCTCAAACGGTGTTGGCGCACCATCGGATAGGCCTATACATAATAGAGCAGAACGCTCACTTGTATTTTACATATTATAATCATTTTGGTCAAGTGGTAAATTCAGGCGGTTCTGCAAAAATTCAAGAATTTAAAAGGAGAATAATTAATAAGAGATATGGATCTGAGGCTCAGTTGGTCAGAGCAACTGTCTCATAAACGATAGGTCTTGAGTTCAAGTCTCAACAGATTCATTAGATCAGTGTTTAATGACACTGTATTTTTTGCACCTATTTTTAGGAAATGAAAAGAGAAAAGTGTTAATAATGTTTGATTAAATACCAAAATAAAGAGGAGGGATAGAATGGATTATGTGATAGCTAATTCAAATAAAAAAGTATATATCCGCTTGGATAAGAATGGTACACCAGAAACATGCACAAAGCAAATGGCACAGAAATTTGAAAATTCTAAAGCAAGGAATATTTTAGATAATTTACCTAAAACGATGAAAAGATTTCATTTTAAAGTAATTCCTCTTCCTGATAAAATTTCGGCTGAAGAGGATAAAGGTGAAGAAAAGGAAGAAATTATTATCAGTACGTGTTACACCGTACCAAATACAGTAACCAACTGGATTGAACGGGTAAAGAATTGTAATGACTTGGCCAAAGATGCATCTGTACGAAAAAATGAATTGTTGCAAATGCTTACTAATGCCGATAGAGATTTGTCAAATTGTTTACATAAGATTGAATTAACCAAATGGAAAAATGGATGTGACGGATATAAAGAATACAAATTAGTGAAAAATGTACTTGAAAAAAGAAGGAAAATAAAAGATGAATTAATAGTTGTACAATCAATATTGGAATCAAACTTAGAAAGTATGGCGGCAAATAAGGTAGAGAAAGTGGTGAAAAGACTTAGTAATAGAATTTTTGAGATAAGAGAGGTGGAAGATTATGGTGATTTGTAAGAAATGTTTTGTCCCTATGGTGGGAGTTATGTCATTTTCTAAAGACAAACATGAGAAGTATTGTAGATGTCCTAAATGCATGAGAGAAACAAGGCATCAAACAATGAAAGATATTGATTTGAGTTTTGGAGAAGTGTTGCGTAAAACTTATAAAATAAAATAGTTCAGAGAGGTGTATCAAGATGGAAGAGATATTAAATGTGTACTATGCTGACAATGCAAAAAAACTTCATAAAACAGTTGATAAAATATTATTCAAATTTGGAGGACTATCAAATAAGGATGTCGATGATTTTTATTCGCTTGCTAATGAGGTGTTTGTGGATGTAATGAGAAGATATGATGCATCTCAATCATTTGATGGATTTCTTTATTCATGTTTATCGAAGAAAATAAAAACAGAAATGACAAAACGAAATAGAGAAAAACGTAAAGCAGACAGAATGGCTGTTTCAATTGATGCACCTATTGGGGAAGATGATGGTTCTACATTGAGAGATGTTATTGCTGGTGATTTTACTATTGAAAAAGAAGTGTTTGAAAAGAAAAAGAGGGAAGAATGGAGAAAAGAAGTAGAGGAATATCTTAATAATTTATCTCCATTGCAAAGAAAAATAGCTTTTTTGCTATCTGATAATAGTACACCTGATGAAATATGCGAAGAATTACATATAACGGTAAAGCACTTTAAAAATTCTATGAAAAGAATTTTGGCAGATGAGAGAATAAAACCACTTAGGCCGTTGGTAGAAAGGATTTGAAGATTATGAAGTTATTGAGAGATAAGATCAAAAGAGACACTTATATGGTGTCCAAACTTTGTGGGATGATTGGCAGAGGGGATTTAAAAGATAATCATCCACAACAAAGAAAATCTGGACAATGGGATAATAGTACTCGTGATAATTTTATTGTTACTGTTATCAAAAATGAAGATTTTGATCCAATCAAAATATGTGAACAGCTCACAGAAGATGGAGTAATTCTTTGGTTGATTGACGGTCTTCAGCGTTCTACTACCATTGCAAATTTTAAAGCTGGTAAATTTGCGTTGGGGAGAAAAATTGATCCATATGTAATTGAATTTCAAGAAGCAACAAGAGATGAAGAAGGTAAAATAACATATAAAAATATTTCTTATGATTTAAGAGGAAAGGGTTATAAAGATTTACCAGAAAAGTTAAAAGAAGATTTTGATAATTGCCCTGTTGATATAAGGAAGCATTTGGATTGTACAGATGAGGAAGTGGGCAGACATATTGTCAGGTATAATTCTGGAAGGCCAATGGTGGTAGCTCAGAAAATATCAGCTTATATGCATAATACAGCAAAATATGTGAAGAAGTTGTCTGGACATGCTTTCTTCAATGACTGTGCTAATTATTCTGAAACTGCTGACAAGAATGGAACAGTTGATAAAGTGGTATCTGAGACGGTTATGGGATTGAATTTTTTTGAATCTTGGAATAAACAGGCAAAAAAAATAGGTAAGCATTTGAACGAAAATGCAACAAAAGATATGTTTGATAATTTTTCGTTGTATTTAGACAGGTTATTGGAAGTGGTTACACCACAAACTGGAGTGTTATTTTCTGCGAAAAATGCGATTATATGGTTTATGCTTTTTGATAGGTTTGATAAAAAAGGATTCGACGATAATAAATTTCAAATGTTTTTAGAGCATTATGAAGAAATAAAAAAAATAAAAGTAAAAGTCAATCATGAGTATGAACTTGTTAAAGGAAGTGGAGAGTATACAAGCAATATTTCGTTTGCAGAACTTGATGGTTGTAAATCTACTAAAGATAAAGGGGTAATAGAAGATAAATTACATATTTTGGAAACTTTACTTAATGATTTTTTACATATAAATAAATCTGAATCGCATTTTGATTTAGAATCTTTTATATCTGAAAATTTAAATATGGATGTAGAAGAAATAAAAGATGATATCGAATTTTATAATGAATCATTAGATGATTTGGCAAAAAAAACGATTAAAAATGGTTCTAAACTGTTGCAGATTGAAAATAGACCATCTTTATTAGCAATGGTGGTTTATTCATACAAAGAAGATATTGATTTGGATGAATGGCTGACAAAATATGCAAAAGATAACAATACATATTTTGTGGATCAAAAAAAGAATTTCTTTTTTATGAAAAAGGATTTTGAACATTATTATAGAAAACGAAAACTGAGTGCATAAGGAGGGTAATTGTTATGAAATATATTAGTGATGATGGAAGGGTATTCGATACAGAACAGGAATATTGTAAACATGAACAACAGATCAGAAAAGCAAAAGAGGATGAGAGAATTAAGAAAGAGAAGTTAGAATCTGAACGCAAAACTTTGATGGATCAGATTTGTCAGAAGTGTAAGGAGTTAAGTGAACTTACACAAACTTATTATGACAAATTTGGTATAACAATGGGAGAATATCTTCCATTTGGAGAGTTTTTAAAAATTTTGTATGAGTCTTAAAAGTCGTATTTTAATTATAATTAAATAGGAGTAGAAGAGATGGATAAAAAGTGTTTTGTATATAGGTGTAAATGTTGTGGCGCTACATTTTTTATAAATGCAAAAGATATAACTGTAGCAGAATCTACAACATTAAAAAAAATAAAAAATTAGATAAACTTCAAATTCATAAATGTGATGAAAATACATCTCTTGTTGGAATTGGAGAATTAATTGGAGCAACAGATATTATAAGATGAAAATTTGATTTTGTGGTGTGAGGTGATAGGATGACGGAGAATGAAGCAAAGAAACTAATTGCAAAGTTTTGTGAAGATAGAATGAATTTTGCTAGGGGAAAGGATATGAGCGATAAAGAATTGGAGGATTTCTGCAAATTTTCGGATGCACTAACTCTTTCCATATCTTCTCTTGAAGAAATCCAGCAATACCGAGCAATCGGCACAGTCGAGGAATGCTGGGAGACAAGGGAAAGGCAGAGGGGGAAGAAAAGGGTTTTAGATTCATATTGCGGTTTTAATAGTTATGAATGCCCCGTTTGCGGCACAGAGCCGGTCGGTGGGAGTAATTATTGCCACAAATGCGGTCAGAGATTGGAGTGATACCCAATGACCTACCAAATAGCAGACCAAAGACACCCATTCAGGGGGCTTGACAATAAAATCTGCAAAAATCCTACATATTGGTGCAGACTACATCAGGTTTGGATGTCTGATGATGATGTAAAGAAGAAACAATGTAAATGTAAACAGACTTTTGACATGGTTGGTACATATTGTTGCGGAAATTTAGTCAAGAAGTCAATAAAATGAAACTTTCAAGTGCAAAAAGAGAAGTATATATTAAACACACAAATAGAAAAGGAGAGATATTATGTGTAATTTTAAAAGTGGAATTATTTTGAAGAACAGGGTTGTTTTAGCACCAGAAGGAAATGAAAGTCATTTGGATTTGTTAGAGAGTCTTGGGATTGAGGATACTCACATGAATGCATCTAAAACATTTGTAAGAGCAGAGTTAATTCCTAAAAATAATGATAAAATGACCAATGTAAAAGACTGGAGATATAAGGTCGATCAGGATATTGTACCTGATTGGTACGAAAGAGACCCAGAGAGATATGAGCAGGATTTTAGAAATGCAGTTGAAGAATATATGAATGAGTGGAGAAAACAGTTCAAATTCATTTGCGGGCATTATTGGACAAGTGTACAGGATGGAGATTGTACATATTACTTCATGAATGGAATTCTTAAAAAGTCAGAGTTTGGTAAAACAAATAATTATGTAGAATCTTATGTACGAAATGATCTTATTAATAGTGAATTGTCTGAGGATTTAAAGAAAGAATTTGGAGATAAACTTGTTCCGATTTCTCTTGATTTGACTTCTATGGATGGATTTAAAGATTATGGAAGTGTTGAAGGTGATATTTTAGCAATCCCAAATATTCAGTTGCTTATGAAGTTTGGTGAAAGTATTCCATTGATTGATAATTGGTATTGGCTTGCTAATCCTAATCAGACACCGAAGAGAAACGATGCCCGCTATGTTCGGTACGTTATCTCCGATGGCGATGTGCGCTGCGGCGATTGCGGCTGGAATGACTGGGGCGTGCGTCCGTTTTTCATCCTTCAATCTTAAATCTTTGAATCTTGCAAAAAATCATCGGGTAGCCAGTAATCAGGAATGCGTCAGCATCCCGTAGGCAGCCGATGAGCGACTGAAAGGAGCGGGGAAAACCAGTGAGCGAAGCGAAACTGGATGTTATTGTAAAAGCAATAAATCTTATGGAATATACTATGACAATTACATCAAACCGAAAGAGGTATTCAGTTAAGCATTTAACATTGGTAAAACGCATCCAAAATCGCTGTATGGATATATATGAATATTTGCTTGATGCAAATAGGCTGAAATTGGATACTTCAAAATCGGAACGCCAAGAATTACAAACAAAAGCAATTTCATGTTGTGATAAGTTGTCTTGTTATGTGGAACTTTCTATGAAATTGAAATTAATTGGAAGTGATACAGTAGGATATTGGCAGAAACAAATAAATGATGTGAAATATATGAGTATTGCATGGCGTTCAAAAGATAAAGAGAGATAATTTTAGGTTGTTTGTTGTATGACCCACTATGTTCAGTACGTTAACTCCAATGGCAATGTGAACTACAACGATTGCAACTGGAATGACAAAGGCGTGCGTCCGTTCTGGATCGGAAGACGAATGAAAGTAAGAGAAACACTGAAATTAGAGTCCCGATATCAAAAGAATAAATAACCTTTCCTGATTCAAAAATGTCAGGATAAATACAAAGGAACAAAATACTATGATAGAAGATAAAACAGATTTTGAAAAAGTAGTAGATTTCGGTAATTTATATCAAGCATATTTAAAATCTAAATCAGGTAAAGGTTTTTCAAAAAGCAGTCAAAAATTCCAAGTATTAGCTCTTGATGGAATTCATCAAATAAAGAGAAGATTAGAAACTAAAACATATCAAGTATCAAAATACAATGAATTTATAATATATGAACCGAAAGAGAGAGTCATTAAAGCATGTTCGTTTGTAGATAAAATTGTACAGCATAGTTTGTGTGATAATGTACTGATTCCAAGATTGAATAAAGAGTTTATTCAAACAAATTATGCTGGACAGATTGGCAAAGGTACATTGTATGGATTGGATTGCTTAAAAGCTCAGATGTATCTTGCATATCAGAAGTATGGATATGATTGTTGGATTATAAAAGCTGATGTTAGCAAGTTCTTTTACAATATCAATCACGATATTTTGAAGGATATTTTGAAATATTTTATAGAAAATAAAGAAGTGTATTGGCTGTGTGAGAAGTTTATTGATAGTACTGAGGGAGTAGGACTTCCATTAGGTAATCAGGTTAGTCAAGTATTTGCACTTTTATATTTATCAGTGTTAGATCACTTTATCACAGGAGAACTTGGAGTTAAATATTATGGTAGATATATGGATGATTTTTATTTGATAGTACAAAATAAAGAATATGCGAAATGGTGTTTAGCAGCTATTTATGAGTTTGTGTATTCATTAGGTCTTGAATTAAACAGTAAGACTCAGGTCATTCCTTTTAAAAATGGAATCAAATTTTGTGGTTTTCATACATATGTGACTTCAGGTGGTAAAGTAATCCGAAAGCTGAAGAACGAAAATAAACGTGCCGCTAAAAAGAAATTTAAGAAAATGGTTGGATTAGTGAGGTGTGGAAAACTTAGCAAAGAGAAATTTTATGAGAGTTACAATGCTTGGAAAAATCATATATCACATGGCAATTGTGTGAAATTTGGATATGAGATGGATAGATATATAGAAAAATTATTTATAGGAGAAAAATGATGGAATATATTTTGTTTTCATTTATATTAGCTGGAACACCTGCTTTATATACTGGATATTGTAATAAATTGAGAGACTTAATTCGATTAATTTTCATCATAACATTTATCGTAATCTATTATATTAATAAATGGGAAACCGCAGATATTAATGTGGGATTATTCGTTTGTTGGTGTGCAGTATGGACGATATTTTGGGATAATTTATATAAGAAACTTAAAAGGAAATGAAACACGAGTTTCAAAGAAAGGAGAAATAGAACATATGGGAGAAACAAGATATCCGTTAGGAGATAAGAAAGTGGTTAGGTTTGGATATGATGACTATAGATATGGTTGTTTATGCACATTTCCATTCAATTATCAGGATCATAAATTGAGTATGGGAGATGTGGAGTCTCTTGCTCTTTTAGGGGCTACTTTGTGTATGTATAGAAATGGAGGATTACAAAAAGTAGAATATGCTGATAAAGATGAGTATGTTATTCCTGATTGTCTTCCGTTGTGGGTTAGAAATGAAATTAGAAAAGTATTGGGTGATTATCCAGAAAAGTTTGATAGTGAAGAATATGATGTTGACCATTTGCCAGCATCTATAAATGAAGAGGAGCGCAAAAAAATTCTTTTAAAGAGATTTAAGGATATAAAAAAGTGGGCGAAAAAATCTATTAAAGAAATAGAAAATGAAGAATATGAGTTGTAGATAAAATTTCCGTTTCAATTGATGAGAAAGGCGAAAAGATGAAAGTATTAAAAGAGAATAATTTTTCTGGGACATTTCCTATGAAAATAACATGTAAAAGAGTCGTAGATGAATATGGATTTGCATATGGAAAGAAAGAAGATTTTTGTGGAAGTGAACTTGAAATTGATTCAGATGATATAAAGAAACATAGGTGGAGCAAGTATCCAGATTATAGTGGAACAGATTATGGAATTATTTGTCCTGTGTGTGGTCAGTTTATCTCTATTGATGAGAATAAAATACCCAAATATGTTATTGAAAATGTGGAAGAAATTTATATTGGATGAAACGAAGGTTTCAAGTAAAAGTGAGGTGGTAATTTGGAAAATATTTTAAGTAAAAATAATGACGGATCAATAGATGTCATGGACAGATATGGATTTACGGAATATACAGTTGCCAAGAATGAAAATGGTATAGTAGCTAGATTGGCAAATCAGTTATATGAATATGAGAATTTCTTTACAGAAAGGCTTAAAGATGTATTGATGAATTACTTTGATGTTCCATCTGACACATATGCGTATAATCTAACAAGACATAAAACTGCTTTTTCTGAAGGAACCATATCTCTTGATGATTTTGAAGAATTTGATGAAGAAATCATTGATGATATTGTGAAGTATATCAAAGACAATATTTAGCCAATAGAAGAAACATTTTAACTGGAGGTGATGATTTGGTATGAAGATCGCTATAGAAATACCAAAAGAATATGAAATTGATTTTAAAGCAGATAAATTCAAAGATTTCTTTTCAAGAGTAATAGCAGATATGAATTGTTTGTGTGGTAATTATGAAACAGAAATAGCACATATGCTAATTAAAGCGTTTAATAATGGAGAAATAATAAAATAGGCATCCTGATACTTTGGCGAGTGGGCAAGATGCCTATAAGCAACAAAACGGATAACCGCTTTGATAAGTCTTAGTATATCAATTCTATTAGATTTAATCAAGTCGGTAATTCCACAAATAAAAAATAGAATATAGGTGGTGATGTAGTAACGATTATTAATCGAATCTGGCAAATGCCAAACAGCAAAACTTTTTCAATCAAACCGATTGAAGAACTTATACATAAATATGCGTATGGGCAGATTATAGATCTGTTTGCAAACAGTAATAAAATAGCAACAATTACAAACGATTTAGACACACAATATGATACTGATTATCATATGGATACATTAGATTTTCTTAAAATGTTTGATGATTGTTCCGTTGATACTATATTGTATGATCCACAATACAGTGCTCGCCAAGTATCGGAATGTTATAGAAAATTGGAAAGAACTGTAAATATGCAAACAACTCAAGCTTCATATTGGTCAAAACAGAAAGAACAAATAGGAAGAATTGTAAAGAAAGATGGAATAGTTATTACTTGTAGCTGGAACAGTGGTGGCATTGGAAAGAAATATGGATTTGATATTGAAGAGATATTATTAGTGCCACATGGAGGATGGCACAATGACACGATTGTTGTTGTAGAGAGAAAAGTAAAATAAAGTATTCCTAAAGAGTAAAACGATAGGATAGTGGTTGTGGTTCTCAGCCGTTGTATCAGAATTTTTTTGATACATAAATGGGTATTTTACCCGATGAATTAAATCTTTTATTGCCATAGATGGCAAAAATATAAATACAGAAAGGATACGAATGTTCACTGGTGAAGAAAGCTGCGCAGCTACTAAGTAATGGTGAACAAAAATTAAGGTATTAGAATTATTCGCAGGTACAAGAAGTATTGGTAAAGCATTTGAAGCAAGAGGTCATAAAGTTTTCAGTGTTGAATGGAATAAAGATTTTGAAAACATCGACCTATATGAAGATATTAGTAAAGTTACAGCACAAGACATTTTAAACAAGTTTGGAAAACCTGATGTTATTTGGGCGAGTCCTGACTGTACGACTTTCAGCATTGCGGCAATTAGTCATCACAGAAGAAAGAATCCAGAAACAGGAAGTCTTGAACCTATCAGTGATTATGCAAAGTTCTGTGATAAAGTAGATCAACATGTTATTTCGCTTATCAAAGAATTAAATCCTACATACTACTTCATCGAAAATCCCCGTGGTGGCATGAGAAAGATGTCTTGGATGCAAGACTTACCACGATATACGGTTACATATTGTCAGTATGGCGATGAAAGAATGAAACCTACTGATATCTGGACTAATCATCCAAATCCTAAGTTTAAACCCATGTGTAAGAATGGCGATCCATGTCATGTATCTGCTCCAAGGGGAGCTAAAACAGGAACACAGGGACTTAAAGGTAGTATTGAACGAAGTAAAATTCCATCAGCATTATGTGAGCATATTGTTGATATTTGTGAAAAAAACATTAGGTAATATTTCAACGGGAGTCATGAACCCATGAAAGATTCACAAAATAACAAATTAGAGAAAGGATATAACAAGTAATTCCGGATAAATTAGCGTTGCAACGCCTTGTAGATAAGGCATTTGGAAAGTAATAATAAAAGATTTAGTTTATCAAAAAATTGGAAACTGGTAAATTTCTGTGAGTTTGATAAGTATGCGACTAAAAGCTATTGTGCAATTCACAGAGTAGATGAGAATTTAAACCTTGGTGATATTACTGAGGTTGATGGAACAAAATTAGAAGATTTTAATATGATTTGTGGAGGGAGTCCTTGTCAGGATTTCAGCGTAGCTGGTAAACAAAAGGGTTCTGTGTGGACTTGTAATGGTTGTGGACATGAATATAACCCTCTAACGGTACATTGGAGTCAGAGAGATAAATGTCCTAATTGTGGAAGTAATAATATTGAAAAAACAAGATCGTCACTTCTTGTTGAGTATTTGAGAGTAATCCGAGGAAATAAACCTAATTTTGGAATGTATGAAAATGTTAAAAATATTGTGGGTAAACAATTCAGAGATACTACATTCAAATTATTTGAAGATGAGTTACATGAGTATGGCTACAATACATATTGGAAAGTGCTGAACGCAAAAGATTATGGTATTCCTCAAAACAGAGAGCGAGTATATCTGATCTTTATCAAGAAAGACTTAGACAACGGTAAGTTTGTGTTCCCTAGAGAATTTGATAATGGAATTCGTTTGAAAGATGTTTTGGAAGATGAGGTAGATGAAAAATATTATATTTTTGATGATAAAGTGCAGAGATTTTTAACAAATCTAAATACTAATACTTCTTTACTATATGATCCGTGTCAGGTAAAAAGAGAGGGTAAATCAAGGGAATATAATGATTACTGTCCAACTCTCACTTCAAGAGACTATAAAGATCCCAGATTGGTAAATGAAAATGTAGTAAAACAAGTCGGAAATATTTCTGATTGCAATGGGAATTGGAAGAATCCACAAGTGGGGAGAATTTATGATCCCGATGGTTGTTCACCGACATTAAATACTTGTGGCGGAGGTAGCCATGAACCTAAGATTGTTCAGGTTGGTAATGTAAATCCATCTGGTAAAGGTATGAATGGTAATGTATTTTCAGAAGATGGACTAGCACCAACTTTAACAACAAATAAAGGTGAAGGAAATAAAATTTTAACAGGTATTAGAATCCGCAAACTAACGCCAAAAGAAACTTTCAGGCTTATGGGATTTTCTGATTCGGCATATGACGCTGCAAGCAAAGTTGTTAGCAACAGCCAGCTTTATAAACAATCAGGGAATTCAATAGTAGTAGATGTTTTATATTACATATTAGTTGAGTTATATAAGGCAATGCCGTACCTATTTGATGATTTAAAACTGAGCAGTTTCTTCTCAGGTATTGGTGCATTTGAGGCTAGTTTGGACAGATTGTATGAAAGCATTAATACTGGAAATTTTACCAAACCACAAGCGGAGTAAATTCTGCTTGTGGCGAAGAAGTAATATGTATTGATGATACACAAGGTTTTGATGGTGCTAGATTTTACAAAGATTATGTTCCAACATTGCGAAGTCAAAGAAGCGGATTAAAAGTTGCTTGTATTAAAGATAAAGAATATTTAGATATTTGTATCAACGATAGAGGAAAGGTAAATAAAAAACCACAGATAACATATGGGCATTCGCCAACACTTATTTCTGAATTTCATGGGAATTTACCAAAAGTTGTTGAGGTAAGAGGTGCCGCTATGCGTGGTAGGTACAATTCAGATGGAAAAACAGAACAGAAAATAGAAGTAAGAGATGATGAGTTGTCTAATGCAATTACAACTGTACAGAAAGACTCGTTAATTGTAGAAAATAAGTCTTGGTTCGAAAAGAAATATACAGAGTTTTATGAGAAATATGGTTATATTCCAGAATATTTTGTTCCATATAACGGAACTGAATGTAAAGATTATGCATCGACTTTAACTGCAAATTCTAATACAAGTCCAACACATTCTGGGACGATTTTAATTATGGAGATTGGCAAAGAAAAGAAGTCTTAAAACCCACGTTTCAAAGGAAGGTGATTAATATAAATATTGAGCATAATTGGATAGAAACATTTATAACAGAAAGTAAGAAAAAAGAATTAGAAATAAGAAGGAAAATTGATAAACAAAAAACAATCATGAAAACAATTACTAATGAAGAATCTAGCGTTGTGGATGATTTTTGCATGACTTTACAAAGACGTTCTTCGAGTTGGGGTGATTTTATTGTAAGTTTGGATAAAGTAAATGAAGCATTATTAGCTGGAATACCATTAAGAGAAATAATTTATAACTATTTAGAAAATAAAAAATGTTCAAGTTATGGAGGAGAGAATATGATGGATCATTATGTCGGAGCATTTAATACAGAAATGTTACCAATTGAAAAAATTTTAACATGTAGAGAGAAAGATATTAGAATTGTAGATGTAAATCTAATTGTGCCAGACAAGGTTGTAGAAGTTACATTTGCAGATGGAACAAAAGAGAAATCTGTATGTAGAGAACCTGATACATTCAGTTTGGAATCTGCAATTTCTATCTGTATTTCCAAGAAGATTATGGGTGGATCATCTGCTTATAATAATGCGATTAGACGTGGTATGAAGGTCTATGAGAAGAAGTTAGAGTATGCAAAGAATAACACAAATCTTCCAGATAATCCAGACTACAAGCGGATCAATGAATTTGTAGCAAGTGTGAATGAGAGAGTTGTGAAAGGAGAAGTATGAAGAGACAGATTAGAAGAAATGTTTTTGAAACAAATTCGAGTTCTATGCATAGTTTAACAGTTATGAAGAGAGATGATAAATATACTCCAGAAGAATTTTTAGACGGAATATATTTATGTAAAGACGAAGATACAGGCGAGGAATCTTGTGTTTGGGAGCCTTGGGATCACGATTTGGAATTTGGTAGGAGTCCATTTAGGGCTTTGGGAACATTTACAGATAAATGGTTGTATGCGTGTGCTTCGTTGGTTCATGACTATAATGATGATGTTTATAAAGAACTCGTTGCACTTGCATTGAAATATATACCAGGTCTTAAAAAGATCAAACTGCCAATGGACAGTGATAGTATTGCAGATAAAAATGATGAAGAACATAAAAACGATGACTATTATCAGAAGTATGGTAAGACAGAAGATGAACTAAAAGAATATTTATCACAGAAAGAAAAGGATTGGGGTTTTGAACTTGAGTATTGGAAATCTTCAAATGGCTGGTGGCATTATGACAAACCATGTACAGGATATGTTGATGAAGATATTCTAAGTGGATTTTTAGAGCATGAAGGTATTTCTCTTGAAGAATATCTTATAAATAAGAAATATGTCGTCATTCAAGACGGTGATGAATATTGCTATTGGGACAATATGAAGCAAACAGGGCTAGTAAATATGGATATGATTGATCATGAATATCCAAGAGAGGATTAAGGGATCAATGAAAAGGAAGATTAGAAAAGGTGTATTTGAAACAAATTCGTCTTCGGTTCACAGTTTGGTTATTTCTAATGAGGGCAGGGAACCGAGTGAATTCAAACTGAATAAGGATGGAGAAATAGAAATTGATTTTGGACAGTTTGGAAAAGACAAACGTATTTATACATCACAATATGACAAACTTTCCTATCTGATTACTTGTTTATATTATCTGTCAGGATATGATATATCTGATATTTATGACAAGTGGGAATTTAGAGAAATTCAGGATGCTATTTGTAAATATACAGGTGCGACAGGAATTAAGATTTTAGGAGAACAGGAACCAGAGATTGATCATCAGTCGCAGCCCTATGGCAATATTGAAATTGTCAATGTTTATGATGAGGATGCGGTTATCAATTTTGTATTCAATAAGTATGTGTCATTAAAAACAGATTGTGATTAAGGAGGAAGTTTATTTTATGAAGAGGGAAGTAAGACGTGGAGTATTCGAGACAAATAGTAGTTCAGTACATAGTTTAACAATGTGTTCTGGAGAAGAGTACAAAAAGTGGGAGAACGGCGAAGTATTATATTGGGAAGAGGAAAATAAATTTGGAACCAAAGAAGAAATCATTGAAGAAATGAAAAAAATGAAGTGGCATGATGGAACACCACGATATGAAAAGGTTAATTGGGAAAATGAGGATACAGTAGATGATATTTTTTCAGATGAAGGAATCAAAACTTGTGAAAAATATTTTGAAAATGATTGGTATGAGACATATGAGAAAAAGTATACCACTCAAAACGGTGAAGAAGTTGTAGCATTTGGATATTACGGTCACGATTAAGAAAGGATGGTAGAAATGAATCTGTTGGGAATTTATAAGAATGGGAATTTTACCACTAAGTTATTCTCAGATGGAACCAAGATTAGAGAAACAGAAGATGATGAGTTTATCCCTGATTTTGCAGAGAATATGGATATCAAGATAAGTAATTATTGTGATATGGGATGTAATTTCTGTCATGAGGGTAGCACAAAGAATGGTAAACATGGAGATATTCTGAACCAGAAGTTTATTGAAACTTTACATCCGTATCAGGAGGTTGCGCTTGGTGGTGGTGATGCAACGAGCCATCCAGATCTGATTCCATTTTTACATAAGCTGAAGGATAGGAAAGCCGTTGTAAATATGACCGTAAACCAGCGACACTTTGAACAGAAACAGGAATTGATTAAGAAGTTGGTTGATGAAAAACTAATATATGGTCTTGGTGTATCTCTTGTAAATCCAACAGATGAATTTATATCACTAATTCAGCAATATCCAAATGCAGTTATACATGTGATTAACGGTATTCTCAAGCCTTCAGACGTAGAAATGTTATTTGATAAGAATTTGAAGATGCTTATCCTTGGATATAAGCAGTTAAGGCGTGGTGGTGAATGGTATAGTGAGGATCACGAAAATATCATTATTAAGCAAATGTGGCTGAAAGAAAATCTTGGTGGAATCATTGAGCGTTTCAAAGTAGTGAGTTTCGATAATCTGGCTATTGATCAGCTTGAAGTTAAGAGATTAATGAGCCAGGAAGAGGGGGATGAGTTTTACATGGGGGATGATGGCAGCATGACATATTATATTGATATGGTTGAACAGAAATTTGCAAGAAGTTCTACTGCCGATTTTGATAAGAGATATGATTTATTGGACTCTGTAGATGAAATGTTCAAAAAGATAGTATCTGAACAATAAAAATATACCATATATAGTGTTCGGTTGGATGAATGGTTGCTATATATGGTATAGAAATGAAATCGAGATTTTAAGGCAGAAAAAGAGGTGATAGATAACGAGAGTTTACAAAGAGAAACAGTTCTTAATATTTGATTTTGAAGATGGAAGGACTGTCAAATATGATTTTGCCACAAAAACTTGTATAGGGATCAAAGGTAAACCAGTAAAAGGATTGCAGAGCCAATTATCAGGCATAACAATGAATCAGATAATTGAGTATTGTGCTGATGAAAAATATGCTAAATTTCTCAAATTTGTACAGAATAGATACCCAAATTACATATCAAATATAGGTACAATTCTTTCAAAAGTTCCACAGTATTCAAAATTTGAACAGATATTTTCAGCAGGATTCGATAGTATTGTAGATAGAAATTTTACAAAAACAATCAATGATATTCCAAAATCTTTAATCAAAATAGCGAGAGATAGACAAATAAAAATATCAGATAGATTTTGTGATTATTGGAAAAGAAATCCTGATGCTCATTTTCTGGCGTATCAGCTTGATTATATATCTTTAACAGATGAAGACATCAATAAAATTTTAATGAGAGAAAGTTATGATTATGTTGATGGGATTAGTAATTACTTTTCCTATTTTAATAAGTTGATTGAAGAATATGGATATAATCCGAAAGCATTGTTGCTGTATCTTGACACTCTAAAAACTTTTGAAGCAATAGAAGATATGCGTCATTTACTTGGTGAATTGGTAGATTATGCAAGAATGATGAATACGATCAGTCCAAAATTTGATAAATATCCACGGAATTTTCTTACTACACATAAGATTGCATGTAGAAATTATAATAGATTAAAGAAAGAATTTTCTGAGGAGATATTTAAGACAAGAATAAATAAGAATTTGGAATGTATATTTGGGGATTATCAGTTTATTTATCCTGATAGCACACAAGAAATTAAAGATGAGGCAGTAGCACAAAATAACTGTGTGGCTTCTTACATAGATAAAGTTATTGATGGAGAATGTCATATTATGTTCTTGCGTAAGAAATCTAATCCTAAAGAGAGTCTTGTCACTATTGAGATACGAAACAATCATATTGTACAAGCCAGAAGAAGATTTAACGATCCTGTAACATCAGAAGACCAAGAAGCAATTGATAAATGGAATAAAAAATTTGCAGATAAAGAAAGGAAAACAGCATGATTACAAAAGGAAATGAGATTAGGCTGATTAAGCCGATGGGAGTATTTGATAATATCGGAGAAGTTTGCGAAGTGACAGATGTATCAGAAGATGGCGTTATCAGTTTTAAATTTGGTGGCTGTCATCTTGGGTGTATGTCTTATAACGAATTTGAAAAGTATTTTGAATTAGTAGAGAAGGAAGTATCAGAAGAAGAAAGTGATGAAGATGCTGATTCTATGGCAGAAAATAAAGAAGTGTATGACTTAATTGAGTGGTGTAAAGAGAATGATAAACCATTTTATCTAAAGCTATATTTAAATGTACTGGAAAAGAGAAATGGTATTACACAGTCAATTCTTGGAATGTATAAAAATAGGTTATGTTTGGTGCAGTTTAAGAATAAAACTTTCAAGGATTCAGATTTTAGTGGATTAAAAATTATGCTTTAATAGTAGCATTGCGAACATGATTATAAATATTACTGAATTTTGTTGGTTCAGTTTGTTGTGCGGCCACTATTAAACCCTGAAGTCTCTTTTGAGAGTGTTCGTCATTTGGATTATTCTTATAATTACGCAATTCATTCATTACTTTATGGCTTAATGAGTTAGGAATATTGAGGTTCCCATTAGGAGAAATGATAGTTCCAGTAACAGATTTTGGATAAGTATTTGTATAGTATTTTACTTTTGATCTTGAAAGCCTATATAAATATTTAGAAATAATATTATAAATTATTTCTTTGTGCTTGTGTGAAATTTCGTGTTGTGAAGAAAAGGTAATATCATCTACATATATAGACATAATTATCTCATTTTTATCACAAAAATTTTGTAGTTCATCAAACATATTATGATTCGCTAAATAAGATAGAATTTGACTTGCAGGAGAACCGGAAATTAAATGATTTGTAGTTTTTATTCCCTTAGATAAAAGGAATTGCTCAATAGGTTCTGATTCCTGAATATCACATAAAGTTAAGTCAATAGTAACAAAATTAGTGAGAATATTGGCTATATCAGAAGGTGTTTTTAAATCAACTTTAAAAAAATTATACACTGTTTCACGAGTTATACATGGGAAAAATGCTGTTAAATCTATTTTAAAAAGAAAATTGCAGTTTTGGTGTATAGCAGCATTATCAACATAAGATTTTCCTTTTATACCAGAGAATGCATTTGAAGGAACTTCTATTTTATTTAATTCGCATTTTATGTTTTTCTGAATTTTTTTAAGAGAATCCGAAGGAGCTTCAATTAAACGAGGTTTTGGATTTGCTTGTATATATGGATTAATCTGCTTTGCAACAAAATTTTGATTTAGATATTCTTTTGTAGGAACTTTTAAAAGTATCATTAAATATTTTTTGGTGGATAATTTATACAAATTTGATTTTGTTGGATCTATCATAAATAACCTCAATATTCAAATAAATGCTGGTGTTAGTTAGAAACAATGCTGATTAACGAGCGAATAATATCAGCTAATGTTTCAGAACTACAGTTAGACATAATCAGTGCAAGTAGAACAATTAATGATACAGAAATAATCACCATTTTTTTAGTAATACGAACCTTTTTGTGGATGTCAATAGTGATTTCAAATTTATCCGCCTTTTTCATTGGCTTCACCTCCTTGTTATTATATTGGCTCCATAATGGAGTCTCCCCAGTCCTCAAATAACAAAGAGATATGATTATAGCGTATATCTACCTTACACCAGCAAAATTCTTCTCCCCGTAAAAGCACTTTATTATACTTCTCTTGAAAGAAGTATGTAAAGAGCATGTGATGACCTGTGCTGTCGGGGAGGATGGCACAGGATGATACCGGTGGTACAGAGCCTGTCCATCCTAAAAAATGCTCATAAATCATTGAGCATCCATTCGTTATATAAAATAACGAACCAAACGGGAGTAAATCTGCTATATAACACTGATACCTATAACTATATACCAATTTGTACCAAATGTCAATGAAAAAACAAACATAAGTTCTACAAAATTTTTATAAAGAGGTGACAAATTATGTGATAAAAAAGGATAAAAACAATTATAGATAAGAAATATAATATACACTTGGCTATCTACCAGAGTGTTCAATCACTCAATCAGATAAATTTTGTTGTTTTCATTTTAACCTCTTTTTTTTGGAATGTTCAAGTTTGTGGCTTGAGCATTCTGATAGGTAGTCAAGTGTGGAAAGGAATATATGGAGGTGGTATAACGGACAGATTAGGCGAAACAAAAAGTAATAATAAAGGTACTTTAATGAAAATAGTTTCTTATAGAAGTAGCGAGGATCTTGATGTTGAGTTTATAGATGATTTCCATCATATAAAGAAACATCAAACATATGTAAATTTTCGAAGAGGACAAATCAAAAATCCATATGATAAAACAGTATTTGGCATTGGTTATTTAGGTGCAGGAAAACACAAAATGCAATATCTAGATACAAAGACAAATACTAAAACATATATGTCTTGGAAGAATATGCTTGATAGATGTTATGGAAAACAAAATAGAGATTTACATCCAGCATATTTCGATATATCTACTGTTTGTAATGAATGGCTCAATTTCCAAACATTTGCTGACTGGTATGAAGAAAGAGAATATAAATGCGATGGCAGATTACATTTGGATAAAGATATTTTACATCCAGGGAATAAGGTATATTCTCCAGATAACTGCATTTTAGTTCCTCAAAGAATTAATATGCTATTTGTAAATAAACCAAATAACCGTGGTCTTCCTAATGGCATTAAAAAGTGTGTCAGAGGATACTCTGCAAAATATAATCATGAAGAACTTGGTAGTTATTTGACACTTGAAGAAGCATATTCTGTTTATGTTAAAAAGAAGAAAGAAGATATTATTAAAATTGCCAACGAGTACAAAAATATTATTCCTGATTATGTTTATGAAGCACTTATTCAGTATGAATTCAATATTGAAAATGATAAGAATTACTGCAAGATAGCATGAGCATAACCCAAGGAAAAATCTGTTTTATCACAAGTTTGGAGGTGATATAAATAATTACAAGAGAAGTAGATATTGAAATGAATCCACGAGAATTAGTTGAAGAATTTTGGAACATGGACTCAGAACAGCAAGCGAAGTTTTTTAATGAATTAGCAAATATTATTGAAGAAAATCAAGGTAGAGGTGTAATGCAATTAGATTACATATCATTTGAGCCTTCATTGTATCCATATGGAGCAAGACTAATCAGTATGTTGGCTGAACGAGTAAAAGAAGGAAATAGAAAATCTAAATAACACGGAAAGGAATAAAGGTGCTGCTGCCGTGAGATGATCATACCTTTCTGGGTGAAGAAAATAAAATACGTTGGAAGTAAAAACAGAATAAGCAAGTATATTGTACCTATTATTCAAAAGTGTATTGACGAAAATAATATAAAAATATATTATGAGCCGTTTGTTGGTGGGGCCAATATGATTGACAAGATTAAATGTGAAAATCGTATTGGTAATGATATACATAAAGAATTGATTGCAATGTGGAATGAAATTCAGAATGGTTGGGAAATACCATTGCATATTTCAGAAGAAGAATATAATAAAGTTAGAAATAGTAAAAAAGATTATCCAGATTATTATGTAGGTCTTATAGGGTTTAATGCAACTTTTGGGTCTAAATATTTTGGTGGGTATGCAAGAGGATTTAAAGCAGACAAAGTTACACCAAGAGACATCCCAAATGAAGCATTAAGAAACTTATCAGAACAAATTCCCAATATACAAAATATTAAATTTTTATGTAGCGATTATAGAAACAATGAGTATGCTAATTTACGGGATGCAGTTATTTATTGTGATCCTCCGTATCAAGGTACAACTAAATATGCTACAGATTCATTTGATTATGATATGTTTTGGGATTGGTGTAGAAAAATGAGTAAAGAAAATTGGCTTTTGTTAGTGAATATAATGCTCCTTCGGATTTTGAATGTATTTGGTGCAAAAATGTTACCACAAGTTTAAAAGTTCATGAACATGAAAGCAGAGTAGAGAAATTATTCACATATAAGAAATAGAAATATTCCTTGAAAAGCCAATTTCATCGGTAAAATTATCATCTGTATAGAATGTAAAAGATAGTAACCAAAAGAAATTATATTTTTATTGGCAGTTGCAAATGTTAATAAAAATCAGCAATTCAGCAAACTATGAAAGGAGTTATACAAGTAATTCTAGGTAAAATGTATGCGCATACCTTGTAAGTACAATAATTGCAAGGAAAAGATAAAAATATAAATTCAAAATCTGCTGATCTGATGGAGTTAATCAGTAATGCTCCACAAAATCAAACAATAGGAGATAATTTAGTAAGAGCGTGGTCAAAGATAAACAACGATAAATACAAGAAAATTGTATGTGCTTTATCTGGCGGATCAGACAGTGATGTAATGGCAGATATTATTTGGCAATGTGATAAAGATGGTAAGGTAGAATATGTTTGGTTTGATACTGGTTTAGAATATCAGGCTACAAAAAACCATCTGAACTTGTTAAGAGAGAAGTATAATATAGAAATTAAACCATATAAAGCAATCGTTCCTATCCCTACAAGTTGTAAAAAATATGGACAACCATTTGTTTCAAAAAATGCTTCTGAAATGATTGATAGATTACAATGTCATGGATTCCAATGGGAAGATGAACCATTAGACATATTATTGCAAAGATATTGTGAATGGAATACAAAGAAACAAGATTGGGTTGGATGTAAAGGTGCGTTAATGTGGTGGTGTAATGCAAATGAATCAGTCCAATTTAATATTGCATATAACAAATATCTAAAGGAGTTCATGATTCAAAATCCTCCAAAGTTCAAAATTTCTTCAAAGTGTTGTAAATATGCAAAGAAAGATGTATTACATAAGCTTGTTGCAAATGAAGGATATGATTTAAATGTATTTGGGGTTAGAAGGGCTGAAGGAGGTATTAGGCAAACAGCATATAAATCCTGTTTTGATGAAAATGGAGAAGGCTATGATAATTACAGACCTTTGTTTTGGTACACAAATTCAGACAAAGAAGATTATGAAAACCATTATGGAATTGTACATAGTAAGTGTTATACGGAATATGGGTTAGAGAGAACGGGTTGTGCTGGTTGCCCATTTGGAAGAGATTTTGAGCAGGAGTTGGAAGTTATAGAGAAGTATGAACCAAAGCTATTTGTTGCTGTGAATAATATTTTTGGTGACAGTTATGAGTACACAAGAAAGTATAGAGAATTCTGTAAGGAGATGGACGAGAAGAAAAAATAAATAAGTAAGGTAAGTGGCAATGAAAATTTCGATTCATTGTATGTCAAAAAGTAGAAGCAAAATAAGCATATGCAAAAATTAGAATAATAAAACCAGGAGGAAATGAGGTTTCTGCGCAGAATAAATCATGATTTACTCCTAAATAAGAATGGAATATCAAAAGAAAATCAAATGTGAATTATATAGGGACTCTATGCAGAATTATAAGAAGTATGCAATTCCACCTGCTCAGTTAATTATTGCAGATGTTCCATATAATGTAGGAAATAATTTTTACGGTTCAAATCCGATGTGGTACAACGGAGGAGACAACAAAAAAGGTGAAAGTAAATTAGCTGGTAAAGCAGCTTTCAATTCTGATTTTAATTTTAATCTATATGAATATTTTCATTTTTGTTCCAAGATGCTTAAAAAAGATGATACTAGACCTGTTCCGAGAGGACGCAGTAGTGACTCACCTTGTATGATTGTATTCTGTTCTTTTGAACAGATTCAGACACTTATTAAGGCGGCAGAAAGGCATGGGTTCATTCATTACATACCACTAATCTTTTGCAAGAATTATAGTCCACAGGTACTCAAAGCTAACATGAGGGTTGTGGGAGCTGCTGAATACGCACTCCTATTATATAGAGATAAATTGCCAAAATTCAGAAATGGTCTTCAAGTTGATGAAAATGGTAAGAACATTCCAGGAACAGGACATATGATCTTTAACTGGTTTGATGGTGGAGATGAGGATGAGTGGGGAAGAACTTATCATAGCAACAGTACATATATGATGTGGGAAAAAGATAAGTCTAAGGAAGTTCCCAAAATCCATCCGGCTCAGAAGCCAGTAGCAGTTCTGAAACGTTTGATTGAGATATTTACTGATCCTGGTGATGTGGTTATTGATCCATGTGCAGGTTCTGGTACAACACTAAGAGCAGCTTATGAACTTGGCAGAAGTGCTTTCGGTTTTGAAATTGACCGTAATTTCTACCAGAGAGCAAAAGATGAAATGTTGAATTTTGCAAAAGAAGAGTAGATACATATAGACTTAAAACATCGGTTTCATTGGGAGTTATCAGTTCATAACTGGTAGTTCTCATTCGGGAGATAGTTGCCTTACCAATTCTAACGACTCCCAACAAACGGTAGGAATGGCGTTTACGACAGGCGGTAGTGTAGCTCCTTCCTTGTACGAGAACAAGGGCAAACTACATTAAAGAATATTTGGAGGTATAAAATGGATAAGAGGGAAATAGATGGTGTAGAAATTAATGGTAAAAGTATTATTACTTCATTAAAAATTATTAAGCAGGTTTGCAAGGACAACCTTAATGAGAAAGGAAATTGTGGTAATTGTCCATTTTTTGTAGACCAAAGTGATTGCTGTGGAATCGAAAATATGACACCTGATAATTGGAAGATTTTAGAATATACAAAGTTTCAAGCATTAGGATAAATTTTTCATTTCAAAGGAAGGAGAAACAAGTAATGAAGGTTAATCTACACAGAGTTAATTATGATGGTTCAGAGAATAGTAATGGAAATTGGTGGGTATGGAAAGAGATATGTGATAAATGTGGAAAAACAGTTTCAGACGAAGATATATTACACTCGTTTCCTGGAGATGAATCAGAATTAGATTTTTGTGTAGATTGTTATCATTATTTATTGGATAATGGTATTTCATACGAACAGGCTATTGGTTTGTATGGTAAAAACTCAAACGGTTAAAACAACTCTTTCATTGGGAAAAATTTAAAGAAATGAGGTCATAAAATGATTAAGAAAATTGATAAGAAGAACAAATTTATATCTATGTTTAATCCCAATACAGGATTTTACATGAGAAGTGGAGTTATTGAAGATGGCAAAGACACAAGCAAAGATCCTTTTATGACTTCATTTCCAGAATTATTAGACATAGGAGTAATGGGACATTGTGTTCATGGAGACAGTGGTCTATGTATTAAATCTGGCGTTCAGTGTTATCAGAATGGTTTAAAGACAAAATATCCAAATATGTCTTTTGAAAATTTCAAGAGAATTGTGGACGAGTGTAAGGGTAAAACTTTTCAGTTTGCTTTAGGTGGTAGAGGTGATGTGGATCAGCATGAAGATTTTGAAAAGATTCTAAGATATAGTAGAGAAAATGGTATCGTGCCAAACTTTACATCATCTGGTCTTGGATTTACTGTAGAGATTGTTTCACTTTGTAAAGAGCTTTGTGGAGCTGTTGCAATCAGTTGGTATCGTCAGGAACATACATATAAAGCAATTCAGATGTTGTTAGACGCAGGAATTAAAACTAATATTCATTATGTGTTAGGTAATAATTCTATTGATGAAGCAATTAAGAGATTAAAAAGCAATGATTTCCCTAAAGGCATCAATGCGATAATTTTTTTGTTGCATAAGCCGGTAGGATTAGGGCAGGAAAATAATGTGTTAGATATAGAAGATAAAAGAGTAAGAGAATTCTTTCATATTATTGATACTCAGCAGTTCGATTTCAAAATTGGTTTTGACTCTTGTACAGTTCCAGCACTTATCAATATGACTTCAAATATAAATGAGGATAGTTTTGATACTTGTGAAGGTGGTAGATGGTCTGCTTATATTACATCAGATATGAAAATGCTACCTTGTAGCTTTGATAATCAAGATATGAGATGGGCATATGATATTTCAAATGATACAGTACAGAACGCCTGGAACAGTAAACAGTTTGAGGATTTTAGAGATCATTTTAGAAATTCATGTAGTGGTTGTAGTAGGCAGTGTGAATGTAGGGGAGGTTGTCCTATTAGAAGACAGATAGTTTTATGTGACAGGAAGGAGAAAGATTTATATGAAAGTACGCAGCGATTTTGTGACTAATTCATCAAGTAGCAGTTTTATAATTGCAAAAAGAGAAAATTGCACTATTGATGAAATAAGAAATAATTTAAATGAGAATAAAGAAAATATTAAATACATATTGGAAATGTTTGATATGGATACTGATGGTAAATCAGTTGAAAAATTCATAAATGATTTATCCAATCAGTTATTTAGAGAACCATCAGACTTGCATCTTGGAGATTGGATTGCATCAGCAGTTGAATATTGCAATGAAGATGATGAGTTTGGAGCGTTTATGTATGATTATGGATATAAACTTGGCACAGAAAACTTTAAGGTGGGATAAAAAATATGAAGATAAGAACTGATTTTGTTACAAATAGCAGTAGTTCTAGTTTCGTTTGCGAAATATGTGGTCGTACTGAAAGTGGGTGGGATATGTGTTTGTCAGATACAGAAATGATGGAATGTGTTAATGGTCATACATTTTGTTGTGATGAATCTCTTCCAAAACCTACAAAAGAAGAAATGGTTAAAATGATTATAGAGAACGAGTGGAACAAAGACGCTTGGAGTTCTGATTTAAAAGACTACAAAGATTATTCGGAAGATGAATTACTTGTAATGGAAGAAGATGAGTTATGGGGATTTTGCTGTGAAGATAGTGGATGCTATGAAGTTCCTGAGTGTGTATGCCCTATTTGCCAATTTATTGAATACTCAGAATATGATCTTAGTGCTTACTTATTAAAGCAATATGGTGTACCCAGAGAGGATGTATTTGCAGAGGTTAAGAAACTGAATAAAAGAAGAAAGAAATTATATGAAAATGAATATATTACACATGTTTGTAAGCAGTTCAATTTGAATCCAACAGAAATCGTTGCAGGGTGGAAAGAAAAATTTGGTACTTATGAGAAATTTAAAGTGTGGTTAAATGAAAAATAGTCTTGAAATTTTGCTTTTATTGGATGAGGAAGGAGGAAATATTGGATAGAGAAAAATTTATTTCTCAGCTACCTATAACTGAGAAAAATATAGACAAGCAATGGATTATGAGTGTAATGAAACAGTCTGTAGATTCCAATTTACATGATGGTAATCCAAGAGGGCATAGAAACTTAATTATTGTCATGGAAGAACTCGCTGAGTTAAGTAAAGAAATTTCAAAAGAACTTAGAGGGAAAGGCGATCAATATAATATTCTTGAAGAATTGGCTGATGTGCAGCTTAGTATTTATTATGTTCAAGAAGTTTGTGGTGTCAACAATGACGACTTACATAAAGCAATGAATATTAAAATGAGAAGACTTGAGGAAGTTTTGAATAAAAAAGGGAAGTATCAATAAAGAACAAAGAATAAAAAAACATGGGAGGCAAAGAGGTTTGTCATGACAGAAAAGTGCGCTTTACTCCTAAATAATATTGAAAATAGCAATTATAGATGCGGATCTGATAGGTAGGGACAAGCACAGGTTTCCTAATCTAGTTTGTATGAAACTATCAGGTTATTATAAAGAACTTGGTGCTGAAGTTGAATTGAAAATGGATTATGAAGAATTAGCAGCATGTGATAAAGTATTCATTTCCAAAGTGTTTACTGACACACCAATAGATGAAGAGATTTTGAAACTTTCAAATGTAGAATATGGCGATACAGGATTCTTTTATGACAAAGCTCCGAAACTTCCTAATGAAGTAGAACATCATATGCCGGATTATAATTTGTATGATGAGTGGGTGAATGACAGATTAAACGAAGGTGGTAAGAGAAAGGATTTTACATATTATCTTGATTATTCAATTGGCTTTATGAGTCGTGGATGCATCAGACAATGTAGTTTCTGTGTGAATAAGAATTATAAATCATGTGAAGTTCACAGTCATTTATCTGAGTTTCTGGATGAGAGCAGACCATATATCTGTTTGTTGGATGACAATGTACTGGCTTGCAAGGACTGGAGAAATATATTTGAAGAACTTATTGCGACAGGTAAGAAATTTCAGTTCAAACAAGGTTGTGACGAGAGACTTCTTACAGATGAAAAATGTGAGGTTCTGTTTGAGAGATCAAAGTGGATAGGGGACAGGATATTTGCATTTGACAATATTAAAGATAGAGAAGTAATAGAAAGAAAGTTACAGATGATAAGGAGACACACTAATGATCAGATTAAATTCTATACATTTTGTGCGTACAATCATGATAACATAGGTGTTTATGATGAGGAGTTTTGGGTTAAGGATATAGAAGATCTGTTTGAGCGAATCAAAATTCTAATGACTTATGGGTGCTTGCCTTATGTAATGAGATTCAAAGATTATGTTCTGAGTCCATATAAAGGGATTTATATCAATGTTGCGAGTTGGTGTAATCAGCCAAGTCTATTTCGTAAGATGAGTTTTGCTGAGTACAGTATGGCGAGAGGTATGAGTAATGAAAACTACAAAAAATATAAAATGGATTTTGATTTATACTTAGCAGATGGCAATAAGAAAGGTTCGTCATGGAGATATTACGAAGAATTCACACGCAAATATCCAGAGATTGCAGAGAAGTATTTTCATATGAAGTGGAATTATTCAAATAGGAACAGTTAAGATGGAGTGAATTATGTCAAAAGTAAATTACAGAAAATGTGATATTTGTGGTGATATTTTAAAGAAAGATATAAGAGTTTATGGTTTTGTTAATGGTTATAGGATCTGGAATAGGTTATTCAACAAATTAGACATCTGTAATTCATGTATGAAAAAAATTAGGCATCTTTCTACAGATGTTAAAGATGAAAAAGAATATGTTGATGAATTGTTTGACAAACATGAGCCATACGAAAATTGTGATAATGAATCGGCATATTTGCAAGGTGCTGAAGATATGTTGAATATTCTTAGTCATAAAAGATTGAAGAATATTAAAAAGTAATATTCCACACGGAATATAAAATGTATTCCGAAATTCCAATTTGGATATCGGATAGGCGGTTTTCTAGCCCGTTACATACGCATATGCCTATGTAGAATGTCTTTTAAAAGGCAATAGAACCAGAGTTTCAAGGCAGATACCATAATTTTGATTTATAATATCTGCCAGAAAAAGTTTGTTTATATTAGCTGTTTAAGGTATCTATTTTTCCCTCAATAGTATGAAGTAGCCTGCGAAAATCAATTATGATTGGAATTTCATAAGGATATAATTCGTCCTCATTTAATGGTAATTTTATTTTTAAAAGCATATCATGGATGTCTGATAGTTCTTGCAATTGTAAATTATTTCGATCAATATAGCAAGACACCTTATTTGTTAAATCAGTGAGACCAGCAATATTACCATAACGAAGGATATCAATTTGATTGACATATTCATCTGATTTTGGTAGAGAATTGTTCCAACTAATTATTTGTTTTTGACTTTCTAATTCAGCGTTAATTTTTGCTAATATTTGAGAAGTATCAGCATCCTTTTCTTTTAGACTTTTTTCAATTTCTAAACGTATATCATTTTTGGATTTTTTGTTACTTCTGTAACTTATGTATGCCACAATTATTGGAGAAATAATAACGAGAATATCCTTTATTGCAGTTAAATATGCATCCATATGTGTTCTCTCCTTAATTCTTAATTGGATTCTCAGTGTTTATAGAATTATATCACAAAAATGCATGGAAATCTATATGAAATAAAAATTGATTAAAATGGAGAAAAAGAAGATGTGAGAAAAAGAAAGTAATAAAATTTTTGAATTGAGATAAAGAATAGAGGTGACAAACTATAAATAATTATATTCCAATAAATTTTACATATTATGATCCACGAAGCAGTTTGTTTAAGTCTGGTAGAAGTGACAAAGAAAGGATTACAGTTTATACTTGCAATAATTCAGAAAATTGTGATGCTTGTAAGAGAAACAAGTGTGTAATGTTAAATGGATTATATTCGCATTCTTGTCCTTATGGACAAATGAGAAGAGAAGAAGGATATACAAAAGCTGCAAGAAGATGTGGTGATTTAATACGAAAGAGAAAAGAAGAGTATGGAGATGTTGCACATTCCAAAGGAGATTTAAAATTTTTGTGTTACATTGGTGACTATGTGTTTCTTCCATTACCACATTTGATTAATTATTCAAATTCAATTAGAGATAAAAACTTCTTTAAAGGTGACGGAGATATTATTAAAAAGGAAGATTTTACACCTGAGTTTATTGTAGAACTTATAAAATATAGACCAGAGGCATTAATGGGTGGCGAGATTACTTCCTATCAGAAGAAAGAAGTCCCTAAATTCTGTAACCAGCTTAAACGATATATGTCAGATATGTATGAAAAAGTAAAAACGATATATCCAGAGATAGAAGATAGAATTGAGGATATAGATTATAGAGATAAAATGGCAAAGGTGGTTACATTGCTTCCTGGAAAGGTAAAACTTAGCACAAAGATACTGGAATGGGACGGAAGTGTAATAAAAGCAGAGGGAAACCAACTTACATTTTGGGGACTGTCTAGAGAAACTGTTATAATTACTCCTGATGAAAACACTTATGTTCAAATTGTAGATAATGCAACAGTTACAGACGATACAGAATTTAAAGATGAATGAGGCAATAAAAGGTTAATTTTAAGGAGAAATTATGGATAATAACTATACAAGAGTTATTAATGTAGAAGAATTTCAGCAAAAGATATTAGATTATAAATCTTCTGATGAATTAGATAAAACGATTAGCAACACTGTTTTTGTTGGGAAACCAGAATGTAAGAGTGCGGTTGCTCACGGAATGGCACTTGCTTCAATGCTAACAAGCACTTGCGAAACAATGTATGTAAAAGACAGAGAGGATAAGGAAGAACAAATGGAAGAAAATAAGAAAATAAATACTGTAGCAGTGAGATGGTGGGATGGATATAAAGAAGATTTCAGAGCAACAGAGATACGTTTTGGATCAGATTTACTCTGGATGAGACTTGAAGATGGAAATAACCGTCACATTCCTTTAAGAATGGTTCGTTGGTTTGGTACATCTATTGAGAGTCATCAAAATACAGGGATGTAAGATATTTTGATATGGATAGAAATGACTTATTAGTAGAATCTTCTAATGGCAAAGACCCAGAACCATGTAGTGATTATGATAAAGAAACTGGTTATTGTAAAAGTTTTGGTAAACCGTGTGATGCATGTTATGAAAATAGTTTAAAGAAATGGTTTTATTACTATTGAAATCTTGGTTTCAAGTGGCGGGAGGTGATGCAATAACTTGAACACAATATATACAGTAATGGTAATGACAGATTTGACTTATGATGAACAAACGAAATTTCCTAAGTTTGGTTCTGAAAATCTTGTTGGCTGGTATTTTGAATTTGAAGACGCTTATTCATCTGTATCTGGAAATTGTTGTGATATAAATGAAACTTGTTATAAGTATGCACTTATTGAAGAATGTAAAGAAGGTTTATATAATCCGGCAAGCAAGAGATGGTGGTTTGAATATAATCATGAAAAAGATAGATATTTCCAGATTAAGGAGCCTGATTTTATAAAAGGATTTTGTGGATTTACTATTGGGTAAGAGAGGTGATAAATAATTAGTAAGATTAAAGATTTATTTTCAACAATTGAATTAAAAGCAAAAATAGAAAAAGAGTTAAAAGTTATTACTAATAAGCTAAATTCACAGGCGAATAGTATAGATATATCTGAACTAAATGACCATACATATGAGGAATGTAGAAACTTATATAAGCATATTCAATATTACATTGATGATAAAAATTTACTGAATCAATTATCTACGATCGTTGAGAAGAAAAGATTGAAAAAATATCCAGAATTATTAAAACCTACATATTATCCAGAAATTGATTCATTAGATATTTTTGATTCAGAGAAGATTAGATTAGACAAAGCTGCACGATGGAATGTTAGAAATTATATGAATGAAAATAATATCAAAAAAATGACATATCCATTATCTATTGAAGACTTGGAATTGTTAAAAAGTATTGATATTGTTGAAAAGAAATATAATTTCAGATGTAAAAGTTGTGGAAGTTCATGCGATATAATTTCCGAAAGTGATTTAGAAAAGTACAAAATATTTTGGGAACTTATTGAACTTGAAAAACAGAAGAAAATCACGAGTGAGCAATTAGATGAGTTGGATCAGTTAGAAAAAGATGGATTTTATGAAATCTATTTGTGTTGTATGGACGAAGACGAGTGTGATGATGTTGAAATCACAAATGAAAAAGAATTATCTGATTACATGAGAAATGTAGAAATAGTTTATAAGGTAGTAAAGAGTCCGAATCTAACATATGAGAAATTATAGAAAAAGGAGAAGAAGTAGTATGGATAAGAATCAGATATATGAAACAGCATTTGAAACAATTAAAGAATCTACAGAATGGGGATTAGAAGATGAAAGTAAAACATATGGACACTAGATCGATGGTGTAGTGGCGATGACAGATAATCTTATTGATAAACTTAAAGAAGAAAAGAATGGTAGACCTGTAGAGAAGTATTAAAAGCACGATTTCAAGGTTTGAGGGGTGATATTATAGAAGAAAATATAAACAAGGCATTTAAACCAATGAAGATGATAGCAGAGAAAATACCTACTGTTGCTATTTGCGGGATGGGAAAGTCAATAAATAATTTAGCAAAAGAAATTATAAAGGCTGAAGAAGAATATATAAAAATGGAACAGATGAAGGTTTTGGGCTTAAATGAGGAAATATTGAACTGTAGATCCGCTCTAACGTTAGAAGAATTGAATAAAAATGTTTTCTGAAATTGATACAGAAATAATTGACACAGAGAGCATTTCAAATCTTAAAAAGAGAATAAAGTATTGCAAAAACCCTATGGAACGAAAACAGTTAGAACAAAGATTGAAT